AGTCCAGTAGGACCAGACATAGGCTGAACACCAGCCAGGTCATATGCGACCAGGTTAGGCATAGAGCGTCTGATCAGTGAGATCAGAACTGGGTCAAAACCTGCAACAGGTGAAGCAGCTGAACCAGAGAAACCAGCGTTACCGGTTCCAGATGGGTCAGTATTGACATTAGGTTGCTCAGTAAGCATTCCACCTGCATTGAATGCAGATTGCTCACGGAGGAATTTTTCTTGGTTTTCCAGCAGGACTGCGGTTACAGCTCTACGATGAGAATCTTGGATCTCAGCGCATCCCTCATGATTGAGGAGAGGTGCCCACTTTTCCTGCAACTGTTCAGATTGGAACATTTGCTTTTAAAGGGTAATGTTTGCGTTTGATTTAATTTTAAATTCAGGAGTTGCCAAAAGAACCCAGGGTTCTCAGGTATGCAGCCATTGAATCAGATACTGAACCAGTATCCGAAACATCTACACCCTCAGAGAGGGTTTCTGTTTTAGCAGTGGAAGACTCTTTCTTAGAGGCAAAATATGACTCTTTGAGTGTTTCCAGTTTTTCACGATATTGATCTTCACTTTCAAACTCAACACTTTCGGAAAGTGAGGCGAGCTTCTCCTTCTGAGTGGATGCAAGTCCTTCAGAAACGTCATCGAGAATACCTTCTGCAACCGACTCAGAGAGACGGGAGTTCAGTTGGATATTTTTCTCAATCTGCTCATTGAGTTTTGTCTCCATATCATCTAATTTTTCTACCATGCTTTCAAGCACATCATATTTTTCTTCAGGAATAGTTACATAATGTTCTTCAAAAAGACCCTTCATTCCTTCAAGGAATGATTCGGTCATTTCAGTCTTAAGACCGGTTTCAACTGCGAGTGCATTTTCTTCAAACCACTCGTCAGCAACATACTCAAGATAAGAATCAACACGTTCTGCGAGTGATTCTTTTGCTGCTTCAATTTCCTCAGCAAGCTTCTCTTGGTATTGTGCTTCCAGTCCTTCTTTGATTTCTGCAACCTTAGCATTGATTGCTGCTTCAAAGATAGTTTTTGCTTTTTCTCTAAACTCTTCGGAGAGTTCTTCACCACCGAGAAGAGCATTTACGTCTTCTTCGACATCATATTCTGCAGTTTCTTCTACGGATTCTTCCTCAGCGACAACATCTTCAGTGGAAACTTCTTCCTCTTCGATGGTCTCTTCGGTGGAGAGTTCTTCTTCTTCCTTCATTTTCTTCATGGGGTCTGCAGCTTTTGCTCCTTTGTTTACTACGTCTCTTACTTGCTTAAGAGTTGCACCAGGTTCTTTCAGCTTTGCTGAATCATCATCAGGTTTGTAGTTTTCTGGGGTAGGACCACCAAGATCCTCAACACTGCCTAACTGGGTGCCGGGATCTGCCATTTTAGGCATAGGATCCGCA